GGAGACTGCCCAGCTGAGCGCCGAGAACATGCTCGCCTTCCGCACCAAGCTGCTCAACGTGTTCGCCCTCAACGACGAGACCACATGGCTGCCCGACAAGGTAGTGCAGCGCCTGATGAGCGACTTCGACATCGACCGCGTGGCGGGCCGTCCCTCCTGCGCCGTGGCCTTCGACCTGTCGGTGCACGATGATTTCAGCGCCGTGTCCTACACCGTCTATAACGCAGAGAACAAGCAGTTCTACTGCCACACCGACTACTACTTCCCTGAGGGCGCTCTCCACGGGCACCCTAACGAGCAGCTCTACCGCATCTGGCACGAGGCGGGCCACCTGAAGCTCTGCAAGGGCAATCGCATCGACGTGCGCATGGTGGCCGACGACATACTGCGCCGGTCCCGTCAGCTGCACATCATCCGCATAGGCTACGACAATTACAAAGCGCAGAGCCTCGTCAACATCCTCATGGTGCTTGGCGGGCGTGACACGCTGCAGCCCTACAGTCAGACCAACGGCTCCTTCAATCTGCCGGTGGAGAGCTTCGAGATGATGGCCTATGCCGACCCTCCCCAGATACATCTCAACGGCAACCCCATCAACCGCTACTGCCTCATGAACTGCGTCATCGACGAGGACCGGCTGGAGAACAAGAAGCCGATGAAGGTGAGCCGCTACCGCAAGATAGACGGCGTAATCACCTGCCTGATGACCATCGGCATGCTGTTCAGCTATGAGCGGTGAAGGCTGAAAAGTTAATAATAATTAAAAAATTATCCCCGTTAGTGTAGCAAAAGCGAGCAAGATGTAGCAAAGTGAACCACGGCTTTTTGGGGGTATAGGAACGGGGGAAAATATTTCGTAATTTTGTGTGATTTAGAAGATTATCATGAAATTACCCAAGTGGCTCAACCCGTTCAGATGGTTCACCCGTGAAGAGGAGACCTATACGACAGGTACCCAGTACTTCCCCCGCACTGGAGGCTATGAATACTGGTCGCTGCTCGCCGGATCTCCCGGCAGCGCCGCTCTCAGCATCGCCACGGTGTACCGCTGCGTGAATCTGCTTTGCGACAGTGTGGCCGTGCTGCCCTGCCAGTACATGCGGCTGAAGGACGGTATCTTCGTGCCAGACCTGAACAGCCGCCTGCACTACCTTCTCACCGCGCAGCCCGACAGCGCCATGAGCGCCTATGACTTCTGGCGGCAAGTCGTGCAGAGTCTGCTGCTGGAGGGCAATGCCTACATCGTGCCCGTCTATAACACCGCCTCGCTCGAGATAGAGCGTCTTGTGCTGTGCGGGCGGGGCACCGTGAGCCATGACACCAACAATGACGTCTCCACCGTGAGCGACGAGCTCAACGGTGTGTCGGGTACCTTCACGGAGGAGGAGATTGTGCACATCAAGGGCATGAGCGTGGACGGCAAGAGCGGCGTGAGCGTGCTCACCTATGCGCGCCTGACCAGCCAGATAGCCACCACCGGCGACCAGGAGACCCTGAACCGCTTCGCCAATGGCGGCAACGTGCGCGGCATCGTGTCGAATGACACCAGCGTGAGAGGCTTCGGCGAGTACCAGGACGAGCAGCTCACCAAGACCGCCGAGGACGTCGACGCCCGCTTCCAGAATGGCGAGCGCATCGTGAGTCTCCCCGGGCAGGTGGACTTCAAGCAGCTGTCCCTTTCCTCCACCGACATGCAGTTTCTCGAGAGCCGCAAGTTCACGGTGCGCGAAATCTGCCGTTTCTTCGGTGTGCATCCCTCTTTCGTGTTCGACGACACATCGAACAACTACAAGAGCGCCGAGATGGCCAACGTGGCCTTCCTGAACAACACCCTCAACCCCATACTGCGCAAGATAGAGTGCGAGCTGCTGCGAAAGCTCGTGGCCCCCTCATTGGCGGGCAAGCGCCGCTTTGTGTTCAACCGGCAGTCGCTCTACGCCTGCGACCTTGAGAGCCGCGCCAAGTACTGGCAGCAGGTCATCGCCGCCGGCCTCTACACGGTCAACGAGCTACGCCGTGAGGAGAACAAGCCCGAGGTGGAGGGCGGCGACAAGGTGCTCGTATCGGCCAACCTGAAACCCATAGATGAACTGACGGCGGGCAATGCCGCCGCTAAACCCCAAGAAAGCAATGAAAGACAAGAAAACCCTGATTAGGCGACAGGTATTCACGCCCTCTGAGCTGCATGTGCGCGAGGCCTCCGAAAGTGAGGCCCCCAGCCGCATCATAGAGGGCTATGCCATCCTGTTCAATGTCGCTTCCGCCCCTTTGTGGAAGGACGAGGACGGAGAGGCGCGTGAGGTCATCGCCCCCGAGGCAGTGACCACTGACTTCCTCAGTGGCTGCGACATCAAGATGACGATGTTCCATAACCGCCAGCTGCTTCTCGCCCGCAGCAAGAATGGCGAGGGCACCCTTTCCTGGGTGGTCGACGAGAAGGGCGTGAAGTTCGCCTTCGACGCGCCGCACACTGCCGACGGCGACAAGGCCCTGGAACTCGTCAAGCGTGGAGACATAGGAGGCTGCAGCTTCGCCTTTTCCACCCGCTACTATGACGATGCCTGCGTGGAGCGCACCGCCGTGGCGGTGAACGGCTACACCACGGTGACCTACCGTGTGAAGAGCATGACAGGTATTTATGACTTTACCCTGACAGACAATCCCACCTATCCCGACACCTCCGTCGAGGCGAGGGAGTTCGTCGAGGGCCTGAAGGAGCCTGGGGCCCCTGAGGCGCCCAAGGTAGACGAGAAGAAACTGCAAGAGCAGCTGCGCGAGATGCGCTGCGCCGCGCAGCGGACTATATTTGAGTGAGTTTTTAGTAGTTTAACCCCTAACAAGCAATTCGATGAAGAAAAACAAATTGAATGTTCGCAGCCTGATCGATCAGTATCAGAAGAACTGCGACCGCATCAGCGAGATCGCCGATGTGTGCGAGAAGGAGAAGCGTGAGCGCAACGAGGCCGAGAACGCAGAGTTTGAGGCGCTGACCTGCGACAACCAGCTGCTCCAGATGAAGATGCAGGCAGCCACTGCCGAGCATCTCCGCGAGAACCCCAATGCCGCGGATGACGCCATCATCCTCATCCGCGAGAATGCGAAGAACGGCCGCAAGTCGGAGATTATCTTCGTGCGCGACATGATGATGGTCAGCGACGTGGCCGCCGGAGGCATCATCCCTCTGAACGTTCAGGACATCCTGAAGCCCCTGCAGGAAGGTTTCATCCTCGACAAGGTAGGCCTTCCCATGCCCACCGGACTTGCCGGTGACTACATTTGGCCGATGTACGAGATGGTGGATGCCCAGATTGCCGGCGAGGGTGTAGCCCTTACCGACACCAAGATTCCGTTCTCCAAGATGACCGCTGCTCCCGAGCGTATCGGTATCGCCATTCCGGTGACCAACCAGAGCCTCAATCAGAGCCAGAACGTGCTGGAGACCATCGTCCGTGAGGTGATGCCCCTCTCCGTCCGTCTGCTTCTGAACAAGATTCTGTTCTCTACCGAGAAAGTGAACCAGGCCACCAACCTGGTAGGTCCTTTCGCCAACATCACCATCAACGCCGCCAAGGCCGCCGCACAGCGCGACCCGAAAATACCCGCTGTGGTGAATCTCTCGAGCGTTCCCACCTTCGAGGAACTCAACGTCAAGATGAAGGCCAAGGTGCTGGAGACCGGCATCGAGGGCAGCCACCTCTGCTGGGTCATGACCAAGAGCATGCAGGCCATACTCGAGGGCAAGCCCATCAACTCGGACGGCATTTACGTTCCGATGATTCAGAACGGCACCCTCTGCGGTCTGCCGGTGTACACCACCAATGCCATCCGTAAGACCTCGACCAGCGGCGGCACCACCACTGTGACCGAGTTCATCGGACTCGGCGACTGGCGCTATCAGCCGATGGGCCTCTTCGGTACGCTTCGTTTCATCGTCGACCCGTACAGTCAGGCACGCAAGGACTCTGTGGACTTCGTGCTGAACTGCGACTACGGCACCAAGACACTTCGCCCCGAGGCCTTCCTGCTCGGTCAGGTGGCCGCTGGCTCTTAAACTGTGTGAACTATGGCAAGAGTGAGTTTGGAACTGCTTAAGGCGCATGTCCGCGCCACCTCCTTCGACCACGATGACGCCTACCTCCGTGAGCTCATCGACATGGCCGAGGAGCAGGTGATCAACGCCACCGGCTACACCAAGGAGGAGTGGGCTGTGGTGCCCGACGAGGCCTTCCCCGCCGTGCTGAAGGTTTTACCGAAACCCGGCAAGTGGAT